GCGCCGAACCCAGATGCCGAGAACGTATTCAACCTGCCGGGTGGCTACAGCTACTACCAGCAGCAAGTCCCGTCGAAGTCGGAGGACTGGATCAATGTATTCCTTCTAGGGAATTACGGATCCACCAAAGACGGCAAGCCGGTCTACCCCGAGTACAACGACAAGGTGCACTGCCTCAACAAGAACGTCGAGGGTGAGCGTGGCCTGCCGATCGTGCTGGGGTGGGACTTTGGACTTACGCCTGCTTGCGTCATCCTGCAAGTAACAGGACGTGGGAAGATTATCATTCTGGATGAACTGGTATCAGAGGATATGGGTATCCGCCAGTTCACCAACGATATCGTAAAGCCGGTACTTATGAATAAGTACGCCGGTTTTCAAATCCATTCAGCAGGCGACCCGGCCGGGAACATCCGAGCCCAGACCGACGAGCGCACCTGTCTACAGGAGCTGCTTGAAGCTGGGATCTACACCGAGCCAGCGGCCACCAACGACTTCATCCCAAGGCGCGAATCCGTTGCCTTCTTCATGACCCGGATGATGGACGGTGAGCCAGCTTTCCTGCTGAACCCCCGATGCACAAACCTGAGGAAGGGATTCCTTGGGCGCTACAAGTTTGAGCGACTGAAGACTTCAGGCAACGCTCGATACAAAGATCGACCCGTCAAAGACATCTACTCGCACATCCAAGACGCGCTGCAGTACGCATGCTTGAAGGTCAGAAGCGGCCTGACCCCCGCAAGGGCTAGGGCTGTTACGAAGAGATCCTCGAAGGGCTGGACCTAGATGGGAAATAAATGAGCTATGTGAACGAACAACCTCCGGTCGAGATTGACATCAAGGAAGACGGCAACGAGGTCAGCAATCCGGGTTTCGAGACGCGCCTTGCTGCCTATGTGCGCCAGTGCTGGGGTGAGGCGAAGACTGCCAAGACCCAAGTCACCGAGCGCCTGCTCCGCTGCGAGCGCCAACGCCGTGGCGCCTACGATCCTGACCACGAGGCTGACATCAAGAAGACCGGTGGCAGTGACATATATATGATGCTTACAGACGTCAAATGTCGCGCTGCTGAGTCATGGATCAAAGATGTGATGCTAAATCAGCAAGAGCGCGTCTTTGATCTGACCCCTGCCAAGAACCCGCAGATGCCGCCCGAGATGAAAAGGGCAATCGTGGATCTTGTCCGCACTGAGGCAGAGCAATACATTGCCGAAGGTGGTGAGCTGCACCCTGAGACTTTCCGCGCCCGGATGGAGGAAGTCCACGACAACATCATGCAGAGGCTCCGCGCTGAGGCTGAGGATTCAGCCCGTCGCATGGGGGACAAGATCGAGGATCAGCTCAACCAAGGCAAGTTCAAAGAAGAGCTGCGCAACTTCATAACGGACTTCGTTACGTTCCCGACCGCAGTCATGAAGGGGCCAAACGTCAAGCGGCGCAAAGCTCTTGCGTGGGGCCCTGAGTTCCAAGCGGTTGTTACTACAGAATTTGTGCGTGAGATGGAGCGGGTCAGCCCGTATGACATCTTCCCGGCACCAGCCTCGACTGGCGTGAACGACGCTTACCTGATCCAGCGCCATCGTCTGAACCTCGTTGGGTTGGAAGCGATGAGCGGCACCCCGGGCGTCAACGAAGATGCGCTGGCCACGGTGATCGAGCGCTATGGGCGCAAAGGCTACCGCAGCTGGTTGCAGGGCGACAGTGAGCGCCGTGACCTCGAGGGCAAGCCGTTCCGTTTCCCGATCAACACCAGCGAGATCGAGACGGTGGAGTTCTGGGGCGCAGTCAATGGTGAGTGGCTGCTCCAGTGGGGCATTAAAGACAAGACGATCGTCTCCGACAAAACCTATGAGGTGAACCTCTGGTGGACTGGCGGGATTGTCTGGAAGTGCATCCTGAACCCGGATCCGCTGGGCGAGCGCCCGTATGAGATCTCCTCGTGGGAGGAAGTGCCTCACAGCTTCTGGGGTGTGGCGCTACCTGAAGTCATGCGTGATACCCAGATCATGTGCAACGCCGCCGCTCGTAGCTTGGCGAACAACATGGGTATTGCTTCCGGCCCTCAGGCTGAGATCGCGGTTGACCGCTTGCCCGATGGCGAGGAGCTGACCGACATCTACCCGTGGAAGATCTGGCAGACAACCTCCGACCGTACTGGCGGTGGTCAGCCTGCCGTTCGATTCTTCCAGCCGAACATGAACGCCGACGTCCTGCTCAGCGTGTACACCACGTTTGCCAAGCAGGCCGACGAAGTCACTGGTATCCCGAACTACGTCTACGGCTCCAGTGCCGTGAGTGGCGCAGGGCGCACAGCTAGTGGTCTGTCGATGCTTATGGACAATGCATCGAAAGGTATCAAGCAAGCTGTGGCAAACATAGATAAAATAGTAAGTGGTATTGTGCAGAGACTATATCTGCACAACATGATGTTCGACCCTGATCCCTACATCAAGGGCGACTTCAAAGTTGTAGCCAAAGGTGCAATCGGTCTCCTGCACAAAGAGACTCTCCAGATGCGCCGCAACGAGTTCCTCATGGCTACGGCGAATCCGATTGATTCTCAGATCACTGGCGTCGAGGGCAGGGCATACCTGCTGCGCGAGGCTGCGCGTGGTCTGCAGATGGACACAAGCAAGATCGTTCCTGACCAGAACACCTTCGAGCAGCAGAAGATCCAAGCTGCCGCACAGGTGATGGCTCAAGAGATGATCCAGCAAATGATGTCACAGATGCAACAACAGCAAGGCATGCCGCCACAGCTGGCCGCTCCGCAAGAGCAGTTACCTGATGGTGCTCCAGCTGGTGGCCAGATGGCAAACACGATGCAACCAATGCCGATGGCAGACGGTGGTCAAGTTCCTGAGCCGATGGCGGATCAAGTCCTTCGCTCGTTGGTTATGAATGGCTCTATCTAGGAGACGTAAATGATGAAGAAACACGCGGACGCCGCTCAAGACAAATCGATGATGAAGAAAGTCGCTAAGAAAGAAGTCGAGGCGCACGTTTCGAAGATGCACAAAGGCGTCGCTGGCCGCAAAGCATTTGCTGACGGCGGCATGGCTGGCTGCGCATCCGGTATGTCGGGCACCGGCCGTCGCTCGATGCAAGACTACGGGAAATAAGAATGGGCTACTCACCTGACTGGCAGAAGCAAAACTACGCCAAGAACAACTCGACTCCCAAGATCACGCAGAAGGGCAACATCGTTCGCAACGAGCTGTTCCACAATGCGCCTTCTCGTCTGGGCTTGGCTGATGGTGGCGACGTAACAGAGCAGCTGAAGCGCGAAGGCTTGGAAGCCTCTAACCGCGAGCGCGAAGCTGAACGCGCAAACATGAGCGGCCTCGAGAAATTCGTTGATGGCTTCAAGCGTCTGGGCACTCGCCTGAAAGAAGGTAACATCGACCAGCCGGGTTCTGCAGCGTACAACAAGTATGGCGCCGGTCGCGGCATGATGGAACGCGATATGAAGACGCCTACGAACAACGAGTTCAACGACTACTCCGGTCGCAATATGAGCACTCTTGACGAGGGAGGCAACATACGTCCACCGGTTGCTGACACCTACCCTGATGAAGCAGATCGCGGAGTCAAGCCGAGTGGCGGGATTTTCTCGAACCCGACGATGAAGGGTCGAGGTGATGACGCACCAGATACGCGCTCCTCAGACTATAGCGCTAACAATACACCTACTCGCGTTGCTAAGACTGCACCGAAGAAGAGAATTGCTTCTCCTAAAGTTGATGATGGGATGGATCGTCCGCACAGCACACTCTCAAGTGTGAGGTCTGACTCCCAGAGCTTCCCACGTAATGACGATGATATGAACCGTCGGCGTCTAGCTGGAACCTCTAAAGATCCTGATCTTAAGAAAACCTCTTCGCCGCCTAGCAACGATCAGCGGAAAAAGACAGGCGATGATTTCTCCACTCGCTATGCAATGAGAAACGTATCTCCTGCAGAAGACACCAAGAAGAACAAAGGCAAGCCTGACAATTCTTTCTCCACTCGCTATGCGATGAGAAACAGTTAAGTGATAACACAACCAAGTAAACAAACCATCCAAGCCCTAGCGACTCTGGATGGTGATCTCCATTTTGAAGTTGTCAAGCAATGGCTAAGGACGACTCTCAACGAGCTGAATGAACAGACGCCCTATTCCAAGGACGAGGTGCAAACCCGCTGGAATCAAGGCGCCCAACAGCTGTTGCAAGAGTTCCTACAGCGAGCTGACAACGCACAAGAAACCATTCGCAAGTTTTAGCCCGTAGGGCAACCCGCGCTGACCGGGTCTTAGTCAGCAAGTAATGAACACTGATCTCGTATCGGCGGACTACCTTCCGAGGGCTCTGCTCGTTCCGAGGTTCGGCTCATGGAGAATTTATGGCAATTCCACGCGCAGTTCGAGAGGCGGCTGAAAAAGCCGAAGCACTCCACAAGCAGGTGTATGAGAAGCCTGCTGAGGATCCTCAACCACAACCAGTACCTGATCCACAACCTGATTCTGCTCCCAATGCAGATCCTGAGCCAAGTCCAGCTCCACAGCCGGACGTTGCGATTGCTCCACCGGTAGGTGAGCTGCCAGACTCGCAACAAAAGGATGACACATGGGAACACAAGTACAAGGTCATCGAGGGCAAGTACAGAGCTGAGGTCCCGCGTTTAGCGGCGGACAACCGTGAGCTTCGCACTCAAATCGAAGCGCTTCAGCACCAGATGGAAAGTCTGAAGAGTCAGGCGGACAAACCGCAGCAGTCACTCATCAGCCAAGAAGACAGAGAGAAGTACGGGGACGACCTGCTCGACGTTATGAAGCGAGCAGCCCAAGAGCAAGTCTCAGCCAAAGATGCGGAGATAGAAGAACTCAAGCGCCGCTTGGATATGGTGAACACCACCACAGCCAAGTCCGTTGAGGTCAACTTCTTCGACACCTTAGGTCGGATTGCTCCTGACTGGGTAACGATCAACTCCGATGAAGGCTTCTTGAAGTGGCTTGATGAATACGACGAGCTGACAGGCAAAACCCGTCAAGACCTCCTTTCCGAAGCAGAAGCAGCTAAGGATGCAGAGCGCGTTGCGCGGTTCTTTACCAAGTGGAAAGCCACGCAGCAACAACGCACTGCCCCCAATTCCCAAGCGTTAGCCGCACAGGTGTCGCCCGATACGAATCGTGTCGTGCAGCCTCCTGCCGGTAAACGGATCTTCACCCGTCCAGAGATCGCAGCCTTCTACGCTGCAGCTCGACGCGGGGAAATTTCAGCGAAGGAAATGGTGGCGATGGAATCCGAAATCCACGCCGCAACGATCGAAGGGCGCATTCGTTAGCCCTTAGATATTAGCGGTACTGCTATATGTTAGGAGAAATAAAATGGCAGTTCCAGTATCCGCTGGTTATCCCCAGTACTCGTACAACGCTAACGCTGCTGGTTCAGCGTTCATTCCTGAGATTTGGAGCGGCAAGCTTCAGGTCAAGTTTTACAAGAGCACCGTTCTCGCTGAGATCACCAACAACGATTGGGAAGGCGAGATCAAGAATCAGGGCGACACGATCCACATTCGTTCGATCCCGACGATCACCATCTCGAACTACACGAAGGGTTTGAACCTGTCGAATCAGGTTCCGACCTCGACTCCGATCGAGCTGACGATCGACAAGGGCAAGTACTTCTCCGTCATCGTTGATGATGTGGATGATGTGCAGGCTGACGTTCGTCTGATGGACATCTTCACCAACGATGCTGCCGAGCAGATGAAGATCGCTATCGACGGCGACGTTCTGAACAACGTGGCTGCTGATGCTTCTGCGGACAACAAAGGCACCACCGCTGGCGTTATCTCGAACGACATCGACCTCGGTACCGCTGGCGCCCCTGTTCAGATCGACGCAACCAATGTTCTGGAAAACATCCTGAACTGCGGTCAAGTTCTGGACGAGCAGAACGTGCCTGAAGATGGCCGTTGGATGATTGTCACTCCTTGGTTTGCTTCGCTGCTCAAGTCCTCGGATCTGCGTCAAGCCTACTTGACTGGTGACGATGTGTCTCCGCTGCGTAACGGCAAGCTGGGCATGATCGACCGCTTCACCTTGTTCGTTTCGAACAACCTGACCAAGGTGACTGCTGGTGGTGACAACGCCTATCACTTCCTCGCTGGTACCCGTGACGCGATCTCGTTCGCTTCGCAGATCACCAACGTGGAAAGCCTGCGTTCGACTTCGACCTTCGGCAACATCGTTCGCGGTCTGAACGTGTACGGCTACAAGGTTGTGAAGCCTGAAGCTCTGGTGGATCTGTACGCCGCCAAGGCTTAATGCCTGATGGGGGAGGGAGAGATCTCTTCCCCCTTTCTTCTTTCTGAGGATGTATGCAAAAACTACTTAAGCAAAAGACAACCGGCGCCGTGTACCCGTGGACTGAGACCCTAGCTGGTCGCAACGATATGGTTGATTACGAGGTGCCTGCAAAAGTGAAAGCGCCTGTTCAACCGGTTGCTGAGACTGTTGAGCCGCAGGACGACATTAAAGCTATGGCGAAAGCTGTCCTGACCAAGAAGGGGAAAGCAAATGGCGAAGCCAGTGTGGGAGAAACCCAGTCCCAAGAAGCGCAGTAAGCCGCTAACGCCGAAGCAGAAGCAAGAAGCCAAGGCAAGAGCCAAGAAGGCTGGGCGTCCATACCCCAACCTAGTTGACAACATGGCAGCAGGGAGAGGCAGATGAAACGTCTAATCGCCGCACTAATTGCGTTGTTTGTAGTAGGAATCTCCGCAGCAGAAGAATCCCAAGCAGCGGGATTTCCGAACAACGCTGGCGGCTGGACGATCATCACTACTCGCACTGAGTACTGTGGCGCCAAAGACATGCGTGACGGGTACGCGTTCGGAACTAATGGCGCTGGCTACACGAGATTGTGTTGGCTCACGCAAAACGACAAGGTGCTTGCTGTCCTCGAGTCGGGTGAGAACCTGATCTGGAGCATTCACTCCTTCGAGGAGTTGGCTGCTGAGCCAGAGGTCAACAACAACAAGCTGTAGGAACAACATGAAAGCGTCCAACGTAAAGCGTGAAGGCGGCAAGCTGCAATACCGGGGCCACGAGTTCCCGGGATTCAACAAGCCGGTACCTGCGCCCAAAGGCGGTAAGCACAAGAAGATGGTGCTCGCCAAGAAGGGTGACGAGGTGAAGCTGGTCAAGTACGGCCACCGCGACTACGAGGACTTTACCCAGCACAAGGATCCGCAGCGCAGAGAGAACTACCTGAAGCGTTCAGCTGGGATCAAGAACAAGAGCGGTCAGCTGACCAAGAACGATGTGTTCAGTGCCAACCACTGGGCGCGGAAAGACCTATGGTAAATGACATTCCAAGACGTAATCAATGATGTACGTGTGGTACTCAATGACTCTCAAGGCGTCCGCTACACCACACCTGAGCTTCTCTCCTATGCCAACGATGGCGTTCAGGAGGGGTTTCGTCTGCGTCCTGATTTCCGTTTTGGTAACTATACGGCGGCTGCGCAGACCTACGTCGCTGGAGACACTATCCCTTTTCCGTCTGCGTACCGGATGCTACTGAAGCACTACGTGTGCTTCCGTGCCGAGCTGCGCGACGACGAGTATTCACAAGATGGGCGAGCTGCTGCCCTGCTTAGCCGCTTTCAGGCGGAGATGACTAAATGACAGCACACACCGCATTCCTCGACTACGTGTTACCTCAGGTGCCGGGCGCTACCAACGAAATGGCGCTGCACGAGATCAAGAACACGATCATTGACTTCTGCGAGAAGTCCCTCCTCCTGCAGATCGACCACGACCCGGTCACTGCTATCGAAAACATTATGGACTACGACTTCGAGCCGCCAAGTGGCAGGCTGGTCACGAAGATCATCCGAGCTTGGTACAAAGGCGTACCACTGGATCCGGTCGGTCCTGACGAAATCAATTCTGCATCCGTTTACAACCAATTATCTGGCGCGGCTATTCGCCGTGAGGATCCAAGACTGATTACCCAGAAGGACGCTCGTTCGTTCTCTGTGTATCCGATCCCCAACGAAACCGCTGCCAATGCGATCACCTTGCGGGTGGCGCTTAAGCCGACTCGGACATCTTCCACAATCGACGATGTCATCTTCGAAGACTACGCCGAGATCATCGGACATGGCGCCATTTCCCGCTTGGCCTTATCCCCTGACAAGCCTTACACCAACCCGCAGCTTGCCATAGCTCGTAACGCTCTCTACTTGGCTGGCTTGAATGTCGCCCGGGATCGTGCGCTCAAGGGCTACGTGCGTGTCAGCAAGCAAGTGAGAATGCGGAGAATCTAATGGCAGACAAAATCAAACTGGTCCAAGGGGACACAAGGCCAGCACTGGTGTGCACTCTGTCCGACGAGAACACGGGCAACCCGATCACGCTCAATGGCGCAACGGTGTACCTGAAGTTCCGTCAAGTAGGCTCTACAACGCTCAAAGCAACCCTGACCGGCACGATCTCAAATGCTGCGGGTGGTGTGGTGGTGTTCTACTGGGCTCAAGTGCCAACATCTCTTGATGGCCCCGCTGGCGACTATGAAGGCGAGATTGAGATCGTCTTTAGTGACGGCACGATTCAAACCGTATACGACCCACTCAAGTTCAAGCTGCGCGAGGACTTCTAAATGGCTGCGACTAAAAAATGATCCGGCTCAGTGTAGCTGCGACTCTCGCGGGATCTGATGTGGTGTACCAGTTGGCAGCATCTGCCATTGACTACATCCTAATCCAGTCTGCAGCGCAGCTCGATGAGACGGGTAAGTATCCGTACATCAAAGACACTGTTGCGGTTATTGACCAGAAGGTGATTGCGTTTGCAAAGGCGCTGCTGGACTCCGCGCTTGCCTCTGACGAACCGACCATTGCATTGGCGAAGGAGCTGGGAGATTCTGTCACCACTGCAGAGGCGGTGACGATCCTTCTCATCATTGTTCGGAATCTGGCGGACACCGTATCGACTGTAGACGTAAGCGAGTTCGATCTAAGCAAGGCGCTTGTTGATGTGGCTGCAGCTAATGACGCTAGGGTACTGAGCGTAGGTAAGTCTATTGCGGACACCGCAACAGGAAGTGACGCGTCAACCTTAAATGTCTCCAAGTCGCTTGTTGATTCCTTTCAAGCGCAAGACGCGCCCAGCTTTAACTTTGGCAGGACGTTGGCAGACACGGCGGTGTCAAACGACGCATTTGCATTCAGCTTTGCAAGGCTTGCGGCGGACAGCGCGGCAGTGGCTGATGTCGTCGCGTACAGCTTTGACAAGGCGCTTGACGACAGCGCTACTACATCTGACCTGTTTAACCGCCAGCTGCAGTGGGATCGGACATTTACTGACTCGCAGGCAGTGGCTGATGCAATCGCATCACAGGTCGGAAAACTGCTTTCTGATGCGGCAACGCCAACTGATGCAATCGCATCGCAAGTTGGGAAACTGCTTTCTGATACAGCAACAGTCTCCGACGTCGCTAATCGAAGCTTTGGTAAAGCGCTGACTGATAGTGCAAGCCCATTGGATTCTTTAAGTGCAGTGTTTCAATGGAGTAAAGATCTTGCTGATACGCAAGGTGCAGTTGATGCAATCGCATCACAAGTGGAAAAACTGCTTTCTGATGCCGCCAGCACTGCGGACGACGAAAGCTTCCTGCTGGACAAAGCAATTACTGGGGACTCTGTGACGGTGACCGAGAGCATCTCGATCGCAATAGCGGCGTCGAATCCGCAGCTACTAAACACATACGTTCTGAACTTCTTCGTTCTGAATGGACCGTGAGTTTTATACGAGGAGAAATAAATGCTTACACAAGAAC